GGAGGAGCCGGGACACTTCGAGACCCTTCTGGTCTTGGACCCGTCGAAGAAAGATGTGGAGGCCTTCCTCGACCAGCTCGCCGCCGAGGCCGATCAGGCTGCGGGAGCTCTGGGCGGCAAGAACCGCCGAGACCCGCTGTACTCGCTCACGGATGATGTGGACGAGAACAAGAAGCCGACCGGGTTCGTCCGCCTCAAGTTCCGCTGCCCCGCTGGCGGTACGACAAAGACCGGGAAGCAGTGGAGCACGACGATCCCTTTCTTCGACCACGTAGGCCAGCCGATGACCCCCGAGGCCGAACTTGGTAACGGATCCAAGATCCGCTGCTCGTTCGAGCTTCGTCCGTACGCAACCGGAGGCCTCACAGGCGTCTCCCTGCGCCTTCGGGCGGTCCAGGTGGTCTCGGCTGAGTACCGCACGGTGAGCGCCGCTGGGGACTTCGCAGGAGACGAGGTGGACGCCGAGAACTTCGACTTCTGATGCACAGCGGTAGCGTGGCCGTCAGCACGCCGAATGGGTGGGAAGCCCAAGCAACCCTTCACAGCACCGAAAATGACATTCTCATCAGAAAGACACCAATGCCCCGCCTGCGACTGCAAGCGCGGCGTCGCCATCGACACCGAGACCGGGGTGGGCCACTGCCACCGCTGCTCCAAATCGTTCCCGCCCGGACCCGAATTCGACTTCACCCCCAAGGAGACCAGCTTGGCCGACCTCATCCCCCAAGACCAGATCACTTACGGAGACCTTGACAGCCGTGGCGTCTCCATCATCACCTGCCGGAAGTACCGGTACGGTGTCTCGACGTACAACGGCCAACGCTGCCAGGTGGCTCAGTTCACCGACGCGGCGGGGGTCGTCCGAGCCCAGAAGCTGCGGATGCCGGACAAGCGTTTCGTATGGTTGAACGGCGAGGGCTCCGATGAGGTCAAGGGCCTCTTCGGTAAGACGCTCTTCCACGACGGGGGCCGAACCAAGGCCAACGGGCTCAAGTCACGCCTCGTCATCACCGAGGGGGAGCTGGACGCGCTGGCGTGCGCTGAGGCCCTAGGGAACTGGCCTGTGGTCTCCCTGCCTGACGGTGCGGCCTCTGCGACTCGGTGGCTGAAGAGAGACCTGGAGTTCGTCGAGAGCTTCGAGGAGGTCGTCTTGGCCTTCGACAACGACGAGGCGGGGCAAGAGGCCACGCAGAAAGCCCTCGCATTGATCGCGCCCGGCAAGGCGAAGATCGTGCGGTTCCCTGCGGGCTGCAAGGATGCCTGTGACGTTATGCAGGAGAAGGGGGGTCCCGAGCTCCGCAAGATCTTGTGGGACGCCGCAGCGTACTCCCCCGAGTGGGTGGTTGAAGGCACCGCGATCCTCGACGAGATCTTCGACGGCGGGCTTGAGCCGGGCTTCCCCTGGCCTTGGAAGGGACTGGATGCGGCATTTCAGGGCATCAGGCCCAAACAACTCACGTTGATTGCTGCGGGCACCAGCTCTGGCAAGTCCCTCTTCTGCCGCCACATCGCCCTACACTGCGCCGAACAGGGGCACACCACGGGCTATGTCGCCCTGGAGGAGTCCCCCCGGCAGAGTGCTCTCGGGATCTACGGGGTGGCCCTGAAGAAGCACCTCGCGCTTGAGCAGGACCTCCCCGCGAAAGAGATCCGCGAGGTTCACGACCGCATCGGGGACAAGCTGGTCTTCACGCGGCACTGGGGCAGCGTGTCGGAGGACGACAGCCTCCAGAAGAAGATCCGCCACTGCGCCAAGGGGCTGGGCTGCTCCGTCATCATCCTTGACCACATTTCAATGGCGGTCAGCGGGATGGACCAGGGCCAGGACGAGAGGAGGGCGATTGACAAGATCATGACCGAGCTCCGTGGCCTTGTGGAGGAGACAGGTGTCCACTTGTTCGTGGTGAGCCACTTGCGACGAACGCAGGGCGGGTCCCATGAGGAGGGCGGGGTTGTCTCCACCAACCACCTGCGGGGCTCCCACTCGCTTGGTCAGATCGCGGACAATATCGTTGCGCTTGAGAGAAACCAGCAGGCCGAAGACCCGACGGACAGGAACGTTACGACCGTTCGCATCCTAAAGAACAGAGATTTGGGCGTACTTGGGCCGATACAGGGGTTGAGCTTCAACCCTGCGAACCACACTCTCTCCGAGTGTCCCCTCAAATCTGAACCCACGGCAACCTTTGAAGACTTCAACTAACATCCCCAAGGCCCCCGGCATCTACCGGATCTCCATCGGTCCCCGCACGTTCTACTGGGGGCAGGCGCAGAGTTTGGGGAAGCGGAGGGACGCCCACATCCACCACCTGCGCCGAGGTATTCACCACAACAGCCGCCTCCAACGGAGCTTCGACAAGCACGGAGAGGCCGCGTTCACCTTCGAGGTGTCGCTGCTTTGCCCGGTCGAGGACCTGGATATGCAGGAGCAGTTCTGTCTAGACACTTATCATGGGACCCCAGGGTGTGCGAACGTGGCGAAGTGCGCCGAGGCCTCCGGGCGTGGGTTGGTACGCTCTGAGGCCACCAAAGCGAAGATTGCCGAAGCGCACCGCGGAGTCCCGAAGTCTGCCGAGCACCGCGCGAAGTTGGCCGAGGCCCGCCGCGGAGTCGCGAGCCCTGTCGAGACTCGCGCGAAGATTGCCGAAGCGCACCGCGGAGTCCCGAAGTCCGCCGAGCACGCCGCGGCCATCCGCGAGGGCCAATGGGGCCTCCACCCGAACATCCGCGTCGAGTATACCAACGGAACCTTGGAGGTTTGGCCGAGCCAGTCAACCCTTGCAGCGCACCTAGGGCTCTCCGGCAACGGGGCCATCAGCAACTGGCTCTACAGACGCAACCCTATCCCCGCCAAGTACAACATCCTCTCCGTCTCCTACGCGGACCTTCCCGCAACCATCAACCCCGAAGCAATCTAATGGCACCCCGAAAGAAACGCCGACTCCCCAAGCTCCCCCCGATGCGTAACACGAACGAGGTGGTCCGCGAGGAATCCTCCTTCATGGACGCATTCATCATTCTCACCCTTGCCCTCGTGGTCCTCCCCTGGGTGGCCTACTACTTCGGATGACAGATCGAGACAGCAAGAGCCTCATCGGACTCGTCGGCTATCCGGGGTCCGGCAAGGACGCCCTGGCCGCAGAGCTCTGCCGCTGGGCCGGGTTCACCCGCTACGCCTTCGGGGATGCCGTCAAAAGCCTCCTGCTGGCGACCGACAAGACCTACGGCGACTCCCTGGAGCGCCTGGAGGACTGGAAGCGTCGGGGGCTACATGAGACCCGCGAGAAGCTACAGCGTCTCGGACAGAGACTCCGGGACTTCGACGAGGACTTCTGGGTAAAATCTCTCCCAAAGACACTCGCCGACCGTGCCGTTGTGACCGATCTGCGTTACCCTAACGAGGCGGACTGGATCCGCGAGCGCGGCGGCTTCATCGTCGCGATCCACCGAAAGGACCACGGCCCAGTCAACTCCCACCCAAGCGAACGAAACACAGGCCTCATCATCGAGGCCGCTGACCTACACTTCGAAAATAATGGAACCGTCCCCGAACTTGCAGCTCGCGTCCGAACCGCTCTCTGAGGACGTTCTCGTCTTCGACATCGAAACCAATGGACTCCTCCCCGAACTCCACACCCTCCACTGCATCGCGGTCGCTCCAGCGTCTGCGAAGGATCCTGAAGAGGTGCGGCTCTATCACGACGACCCGGAAATCACGCCGTGCGCGGGCTCTACGCAGGAGGGTGTCGATTACCTTCAGGCCCACGCCGCAAAAGGCGGCAAGCTCGCCGGACACAACATTATCGGGTACGACGCTCCGGCGCTTGAAAAGCTGTGCGGAGTGCGGTTCTCCCCGGAGGATCTGTACGACACGACAGTGTGGAGCCGACTGATCTACTCGGACCGCCGGGAGCGCGACTTCCGGCTACACGAGCAAGGCCGTATCGAGGGCCGCTACATCGGGCAGCACTCCCTGGCCTCTTGGGGTAACCGCCTCGGAGAGCCCAAGGGTGACCCCGGTGGGGACTGGAGCACCTTCACCCAGTCGATGGCGGACTACTGCCGCCAGGATGTCGTGGTGAACTGCAAGCTGTACCGTGTACTCGCCAGCCGCCTCCCTGAGAACCACCACTGGGAGAGCCTGTTCGCCGACTTCTGCGAGCGGCTGGGGCGTACCGGGGTCCAACTGGACCGCAAGGTCGCCACGGACCTCCTGCGGACGCTGGAGGACAGGAAGATGGTACTGGAGGAGGAGATCGCCGCCGAGTTCCCCCCGATGTACGTGCGCCACAAGCCGTACCCCAACGGGAAGCCCCGCTTGGTGATGTGCAAGCACCGGGGCGAAAAGCACGCGGACAAGATGATCCCGTTCAATCCGGGCTCCCGGCAGCAGTTGGCGCGTCGTCTGGAGTCCATGTACTCTTGGGTCCCGAAGGAGCTCACCGCCAAGGGCAACCCCGCGCTGCATGAGGCCGCGCTCATGGACATCGCGCGTGTGTACCCGGTAGCCGCCAAGGTCGCTGAATACCACATCGTGAAGTCGCGTATCGGGGTGCTCTCCGATGGCGACCAAGCCTACTTCAAGCTCTGTGACGAGAACGATGTGCTCCACGGTCGCACGATCTCCACGGGGACCGTGACGGGCCGCTGCGCCCACCGTAGCCCCAACACGGGTAACATCTGCTCCATCAGGAAGCCCTACGGCAAGGAGATGCGCTCGATCTTCATCCCCTTCAAGGGCTACCGCCAAGCGGGCTTTGACGCGGACGGACTTGAACTCCGTATGCTGGCGAACCGCCTCGCGCCGTACGACGGCGGGGCCTACGCCAACGCGGTCCACTCCGGTAAGAAGGAGGAGGGCACCGATGTCCACACCCTCCACGCCCAGGCGATCTCTGAGATCTTCGAGGTGGACAGGGATGCTGGCAAGTCGGTGACCTACGCCTTCCTCTATGGGGCGGGCAACAAGATGCTTGGCCGTCTGGTAGAGGGCGGGGCCAAGAAGGGCGCTGCTGTCCGCCGGGCGCTTATCAAGAAGATCGACGGGATGGAGCTACTCCAGGACAAGCTGGCCGCAGACTTCAAGCGGGGGCACGTTGAGTCCCTCCTCGGTATGCGGGTTGGTATTCGGCACGAGCACGCCGTCCTCAACTCCCAGCTCCAGAGCGACGGTGCGGCGGTCATGAAGCTGGTCCCCGTACTGCTGGAGAAATTCCTAGAAGAGTCTGGTGTCCGTGTGGGCACCGACTACATTGCCACCGGGCATATCCACGACGAGGTTCAGGGTTCACTGCGACCCGGCCTCGAAGACACCTTCTCCTCTTGTGTGGAGAGGGCCTTCAACGAAACGCAGAGACTTCTCGAAATCCAGGTGCCCCTCGTGGGCTCCGCAGACTTTGGCTCCTCGTGGGCCCAAACGCACTAGACATGACTGACCCCACCCTCGAAGAACTCAAGG